TTTTTTCTCCTGTGTTATGATACCTTGCCGAGCTTGGCTGTCTCATGGGTATCTTGGTTTTTTCTCAGGGGGAGAATAAACTCCCCCCAAGATGATTAATTACCGTTAAGTAATTTATTCGTAATCCACTAAAGCGAATATTCTTCTTTCGCCATCTGCATCAGCATTTCTAACAGCACCACCATATACAGACTCGCAAGTTACGAGTGTAGATAGGTAAGAGTGCCTGTAAGAAGCTTGCATCTTAGCTTCCTTAGAGAAAGCAAAGTATAATGCAGATTCGTGAATAGCATATCCATAAATGATATCTTCGCTAGTAGCATCGTTATCATCAAGGTCAGCCACTGCTTTAATGCCTTTAGTAGCATCAGCACTTACAGAAGCACCGCCAGAGGCAGAACCCATGTAAGGAGACTGAGCAATCCAAACAGGCATACCAAGAATAGCACCAGCATTACCAGTACGACCAAAGTCAGCACCTAGTGTTGCTTGAGTTCCTTGAGAGTAGCTAGTAAGTGAGTTTAGACTTGCATACATATCTGGAGATAGTACCAAGTTCCAACCTGCTGTGTCACCAGTTTCTCCAAGGATTAATGCCATCAAATCAGTTAAATTAGCCTGAGAAAGAACTGAACCAGTTGTTTCAACATGCATTGATTTATTAGCATCAGCACCAATTGCACCAGTAGCACTTGCAAGCAAGCCCTGTAGGTTATTAGCTACCTGATAGTGTAGGAAATTGTCAAAACCCCTAGCACAAGCATATGCTAACTGTTTCGCATATATTTCCAACAAGTCATAGTTAGACTGAACTTTTACAATATCTGGAATGTAAGCAGATGCTACATTATATTCAGAAACAGTTAGAGCAGTCTCATCACTTGTCATACTACCACCACTTGTTACATCAGCAGATATTTCACTACCTTGTGTAAAAGCACTTAGTGCTGGAACACCGATGTGTGGAAGATGAATTTTATCGCCTTGGTTTGCCACTTCAGGTGACAAGTCAATTCCGACATTTTTCATCATTATTTTTTGTTGAAAGGCTTCTAAAATTGCCTCTCCCCAAACCTCAGGTATAAACTGGTCAGCAATATTTGGAGTTACTGCTCCAGTACCACCCGAGTGGACATTTACATCAAATGGGTCTGAAAAAGCCATTAGATTTTCTCCTCAAATTATCTTTTAAAATTACTGAGAATAGAACTCCAATTTTCTCGCCTTTCATCCTTTGATAGTTTTTTGAAATCAATATCTTTTCTAGAAACAACCCCAACATTGTCTTTGGGATTGTTTTTAACAGATGATAATTCTTCCACAACATCTACTAAAGAATTAGTTGGCAAATCAGAGAATTTTTCTCTTTTATCTTCTGGCAGTCTTGATAAAGCATCTTGTCTAAGTTTAGCATCTTGTTTTTCAAACTGTTCTTTTACAACTTTAAGAGCCTCATTTTCCTTTGACAATACTGAATTTAATTCAGATAACTTACCTTGCTCTTCAAGTTCTGCCCTTTGTTTTTCCTCGATAAAAGATTTCATCTCAGATATTTGCTTTTCAAGCTCTTTTTTCTGAGATATAACCTCATTTAATCGTGACCGAGGAATATTATCTTGTACATTGTTTTCGACTTTAGTGTCGACTTCCTGTTTTACATCTGGCTCGATGACTTTTTCTTCTGACATTTTTACCTCTTAAGTGAGTGGTTAATTTATGCAAAATTCCCTTGCATAAGATATACATGATAAACTAACTTAAAAGACTATTCTAATGCAAGAAAAAAATTACGAATTTAAGAAAAAATGGTTTAAATATCTTAATTATAAACCTCATAAAGGGCAATTAGCTCTTCATTACCCAGAAAAAAAGGATGCCAGATTCCATGTTATAGTATGTGGGAGAAGGTTTGGCAAGACTTGGGCAAGTGCTATGGAGGCTACTTATGTAGCATCTCAGCCTAATAAAAGAATTTGGGTTGTAGGTATGTCGTATAAAAAAGCTAGATTAATATTTAGAGAAATCTGGCAAAGAATGGTTATAGGGCATGGAGAAGATATTGATAAAGCATCTGAAAAAGATATGTTTATTCGCTTTAAGTGGGGGACTACTGTTGAGGGAATGTCAGCGGACAATGCAGATTCATTGGTGGGCGAGGGTCTTGACCTACTTGTGATTGATGAGGTTGCCAAGATGAACAAAAAGATATGGGATATGTATTTATCTCCCACAGTAGCTGGTAGAAAAGGTAGGGTTATATTTATTACTACTCCAGAGGGCAGAAATTGGATATATGATTTATATAAATTAGGAAAAACAGATAGTGAGTGGAATAGCTACTCATCCCCATCGTGGAGAAATCAACATGAATTTCCACTTGGCATTAATGACCCAGCAATACTTGAGAGACAAAGGAATATGTCTAGGGAGTTATTTGGTCAGGAATTTGGTGCTGAATTTTCTGTGTTTCAGGGCAAAGTTTGGGATTTTAATAGAGATTTAGATGTTGGGAACTATCCATATGACCCAAACTTACCAACATATTGTTCAATTGATTTTGGATATAGACAACCTGCCGTTCTCTTTATCCAAACAAAATTTGATGGCAGAGATGAACATATTAGGATTTTTGACTCTATCCTACATAAACAGAATGTTAAAACAGAAGATTTAATTAAAATGATAAAAGTTAAGGGATATCCTATACTTTCGTATTATGGTGACCCTGCTGGAGCAAATGTTCAAGGGCAAACTGGTGCTGGAGATATGGAAATATTTAGAAGAAGTGGCATACAGGTTTTATACACTAGAGATAGAATGAGCAGAAACATTGTTAACAGCGTTTCCCACACTAGAGGATTTTTTGAAAGTGCAGATGGAACTAGGAGAGTTCATGTACACAAAACTTGCAAAGAGGTCATAGAAGATTTTGAGGAATACAGATATCCAGAATCTGAGGATGGCAAACCAATAAAAGAAGAACCAATCAAGGATGGATATCACGACCATGGAAACGATGCGTTTAGATATTTCATTATTAATCGATTTCCAATTAAAAATAAAGAAATGAAAAGGATACAGAGATGATAGAAAAAGTATTGAAAGAAAAACTATTAGAGACAAAACTAATGATGGCTCATTCTAGGAGAAAAGAAATAAGAAAATACTTAGATTATTATTCAGGGACATCAACAGAAGATTATATTCATAATTACTTTAATGCCGATGCTTTTTCTGAAATTCCACCAACAGTAAGTAACTTTACTAGAAAATTTATTAATAAAATTAGTAGAATATATACTTTAGATGCAAAAAGAAATGTTGAGGATGAAAGATATAGCGTACTCACTCCCACTAAAGATGTTAGGATGAAACATTCTGAGAGAATGACTAGATTGCTTGGTACAATTGCAAATCGTGTATTTTGGATAAATGACACTTTTGATTATAGACCGCTGTATTATTTTGAGGCTTATTTTGGAGATAATCCATTTAAACCAGATTCAATCATATATCCTCTATTAAATAATTCATATGACCTATCTGATACAGAAAATTTGCAATGGGAATATTGGGATTCTGAAATTTATGCTATTATGAATGAAGAGGGAACAATTCTAATGAAAGAAGAGAATCCCTATGGAATCATACCATTTGTTTTTACTCATAGAGAAGACCAGATAGATTCTTTTTTTGTTGAGGGGGCATCTGACATTATCAACTGTAATGAACAAGTCAATATAGCACTTACTGAAATGAACCTTGGTATGAGGTTTAATATGTTTGGTCAGCCTTGGGTTACAGGTTTAAATGCAGACCAATCTTTAGTCAGAACTGGTTCAGATACTATTCTTGATATGGGCGAAGATGGAGCATACAACATAACAAGTCCTCAGGGGAATGTTATGGATGCCATACAAAATATTAAATTTCAAATGGAACTTGTTGCTCTAAACAATCATTTATGGATTACATGGGCAGAATCAGGTGGGGAAGTTCCTAGTGGTATTTCTCTAATGATTAAAGACCTAGATAGAAAAGAAGATTATTTTGATGATATTGCTTTATGGAGAATGTATGAAAAAGAATGGTATGAAGTAGAAAAAGTTATTGCAGAATATAATGGAATCTCTTTGCCTAAAGAATTTGGTGTTGATTTTCAAGAAGTTGAATATCCAAAAACAATCCAAGACCAAATTATGAAAGACCAATTTGATTTACAAAACAATATGACTACCCACGCAAAAATAATGATTAGGGATAATAAAGACCTAACATTACAACAGGCACAGTCAATTATTGATGAAAATAAAGAAGTAAATGGAATACAGGAGAGTCCAGATGAAACTCAGGATAGAGGTTAATTATAGCTTTGGTAAATTAGGCAGGGCAATGCCTAAAATTATTAAAGAGTATCTTAATGAGTACGCCTTAGGGACAGAAAAAGGCTCAAAAGCTAATATCGATAGAGGTTTAGCTGATATTACCAATGCAACTAAAGCATGGAGAAAATCTCAAGGCTATCCTCAGTCACCACCATTAAAAGCTAGTGGTAAAATGTATAACAGTATTAAAGCCAATCAAAATAAGTTAGACATTCTTCAATATGGAAAATGGCATAATGATGGAGCAGTTCCCACTACCCAAGCTAGACCATTTATATCTACTGACGATAGAACTCGCAATAAAATTAATGCAGATTTTAGAAAAAAGACGAAAGAAGCATTGTCTGTAAAAAGAAAATTTGTATTACAAACATAATTGTAACTAGCTTATGCTAACGAATATAAGGAAAGTTAGCATGGGACAGATAGAAGACTTATTTGAATACCTTAGAACCTTAGAGGCTTTAATAAGGGACTTAGATAGAAGATTAACTGATTTATCGGAAATAGAATTAGCCAACAATCAATTATTAGCATCACTTATTAATTTATCCAATCAAATGATGGATAAAGATGTACATATCCCCTCAAACGATGAACTGTTAGAAGAATTAGCCAATTATTCAGCAAGAATGGAAAACTGGGAAAAAAACTAATGAAGAGTTACAACATTGCATTGTGGTTTTGCAAGAGTTGTGCTTGGTCGTGGCAAACATTAAGTTCAGAATTTGAAACAGAAGACCAATGCCCTGAATGTAATTCATGCTTTACTCAGAGAGTTATTAAGCAAAAAGATTTAAATTACTTGCCATAAAATATTAATTGTTGTAAATTTATTTATTGTCGCTCAAGGTGAGGGCAATAAAATTAACTAGCGTATAGGAGTTATTATGAAAATAGCAACAGTCCCTTTACATCTCAATCGAGATGAGTTTTTAACACCTTTTGATAGAATGTTTGATAACATTGTTTCGACTCAATTCCCAGAATTTGAGAAGAGCTTTGGTATTTCATTTGAAAAAGGTTCATTTCCAAAGGTTGATGTGGCAGATTACGATGATTGTGTTGTAATTATTGCTGAAATACCATCATTGAAGAAAGATGCCCTAAAAATAGAGGTTGAAGAGGGTGTTTTAAGCATTAGTGGTGATAAACACAAACTAGAGGATGAAAATGTGCGATATATTCGCAAAGAACTCAAACATTCATCATTTCGTAGGTCTTTTCAGCTTGGTGAGTTACTAGATACAGAAAATATCTTCGCAAATTTTGAAGATGGTGTGTTGAGAATTGAAATTCCTAAAAAAGAACCTACTGTTCCAAAGAAACAGGAAGTCACTATACA